CCTCGCCGGCCACCTACGAGAACCGCTACGAGGCCAACGGCGTGCTCTACACCAGCGCCTCGCCGGACGAGAACATCGGCAAGCTTATCACCGCGATGGGCGGGCTCATCGCCTACTCGGGCGGCAAGGTCGTGGTCTACGCGGCCGGCTACCGCATCCCGACCGTCACGCTGACCGAGAAGCACTTTGCCGGCCAGATGACGGTGCAGACAAAGACCTCGGCGCGCGACCGCGTGAATGGGGTTAAGGGCGTCTACGTCTCGCCTGAGAACGACTGGCAGCCGTCCGACTTCCCGCAGATCACGTCGGCGACCTACGTGACCAAGGACGCCGGCATCCGGTACTGGCGCGACGTGGCGCTGCCGTTCACGACCTCGCCCTCGTGCGCCCAGCGGCTGGCCGTGATCGAGCTGCGCCGCGCCCGCGAGGAGATCACGATGACCGCGCGCTTCCGGCTGGAGGCGATGCAGGTGCGGGCCGGCGATACGGTGATGATTACCAACTCGAAGATGGGCTGGACCCAAAAGGTCTTCGAGGTGATGGAGTGGAACTTCGCGAGCGACGGCAACCCGCCGCAGCTGGCAATCGAGATGACGCTGCGCGAGACGGCGTCGACTGTTTACGACTGGACCGTGAACGACGAGATCTACGTCGACGATGCGCCGAACACGACGCTGCCGAATCCGTTCACGCTCTCCGCTCCGACCAACCTCACGCTGACCGCGGACGGTACGACCCAGCTGATCCAAGCCGACGGCACGGCGCTGCCTCGCATCCTGGTATCTTGGACCGCGCCGGCTGAAGAGTTCATCCAAGCCGGTGGCCTTGTGGTCATCGAGTACAAGGAGTCGACATCCTCGACGTGGCTCACGTGGTCCAGACTAGAAGGGTCGCAAACGACGGATTACATCTCAAGCGACGTAAAGATTGGGCTGACTTACGACGTTCGCATTTACGGACTATCTTTCTTTCAAGTAACCACCAGTTACGTCTCAGGTAGCGTCACGGTGCAAAAGGATACGACTGCACCTGCAATCCCGACGAACCTCACCGCAACGCTAGGAACTGGGGCGGCTGTGAGTCTCGACTGGGATGACTCGACCGCACCCGACTTCTCCGAGTATGGCGTTTACCGCAACACGACTGGCGTCACTCCGGCCAACGCGACCACGAACAAGATCGCAGAGGTCGACGCTTCTCGCTTTGTCGACGTCGACGTGACGCTCGGCACCACGTATTATTATTGGGTCAATGCATACGATAGACTCGAAAACGTATCGGGATTTGCAGACAAGGTGCAGGCGACTCCGGTCGCAATAGGTTCTGGGTCTGTCTCCAGCGTTGCGCCATCGACGCCGAACGCTCCGACCTACGCGAGTGAGACGACCTACCTCGCGACGGACGGCACCGCTCTGGCGCGCATCACCGTCACGGCTCCTGCGATGCCAACTGGTGGCGCGCTGCTTCAGATCCTCTACCGGCGCAGCGGAGCGAGCGAATACGTGGTTGCGAACGTGCTCTCGTCTGGTTCGATTGCGGCGTCTATTGATGACCTTGCTCCTGGCGTCGCGTATGAGTTCGCGGCCCGAGCGATCTCATTCTCGAACACGCCCAGCGCGATCTCGGCTACGCTCTCCCGCACGGCTCCGAATTACTCGGGCACGGTAACCACGCCGGCCGGCGGCGCAATCTCCGCGGATGGCGTAAAGCCTGCCTACGTCACCGGAACGACGACATTCCTTTTCGGCACGCGCGTCTCGTGGAGTCCGAACACGCAGTCGGACTTTTCCTATTACGAGGCCAAGGTTACCGGAACCAATTCGGACGGCGCGACCGACTACTCGTGGTCGCCAGCTACCGGATCCAACGCGCCGATCACGACGCGCGACACGGAGTGCTTTTTCTACAACGCAACCCTAGCCGCTGGCTGGGTTCGCGTTCGAGCAGTCAATCGGACGGGAAGCTTTTCTGCGTGGGCGAGTCTCGGCAACGCGAACAGCGCCGCCTCCATCGGCACCGGCAGCGTCTCGAAATACAACTCCGACGACGTCACGACGACCGGAATCAAGACCGGGGGCGGATCGAGCACGCGCCAAGTCAACGTCGTTTACGAGACCAACGAAGTGGTGACGCTGACCGGGGGCGGCACGAGCGAGAACGTGAACATCTCGCTGACGAACCGCGGCTTCTCGGCCAAGCCGGACGATGGCATCGTCGTCGTCGAGGACGTGCTTTACGCGGGCTTCTACGACAGCCAGGCCGCAGGCTCGACTAGCACGAACGCAGTCGTGAAGATCTTCCGCAACGACGGCGGGACGCTAGGCGCCGGAAGCCTGCGGCTCTCGGGCCGATTCACCGACTACACCTGATTTATGGCTCTCCAGAAATCCTTCACCCTGCCGAGCGGCATCTCGGGCAACTACATCCGCCTCGTCGCGCACCGCTGGGACCGCGCCGCGCGGGAGTCCTCGGCCTTCTTTGCACTCTACGTCGACGCGGCCGCGGCTCAGTCAGGCAAGGCTCCGCTCACGCCGTGGATCGCGAAGCTGTGGCTCCGAGGCGATAAGTTCGACGAGTATCTGAGCAATGCCGAGCTCACGAGTCCTGGCATCCTTGCCCAGCTTTACGTCGCGGCGAAGGCCGAGCCGATCAGCTGCGACTTCGGCAGCGATGCGCTCGCGGACGCCGTCGACGTCTGACTGTCAGATTCAGCCGGATAGAATTTTGAGAAAAAGAGTTGACTAGCTCGTTGCGCGTCTCCTTGGTTGTGAGCGCAACGACAATGATCCGCTCACTAATCCTCCTCGCGATGGCATCCGCCAGCCACGCCGCGCCTCCGGAAAGCTTCTGGCGGGCCTTGCACCAAGTCGAGACCAGCGGCCGCCACGGCGCCATCCTTGGCGACAACGGCAAGAGCCTTGGCCCGCTCCAGATCAGCCGCGCCTATCACGCCGACTCGCGGGTCGCCGGATCCTACGAGCAGGTGACCGACCTCGCCTACGCGCGCCGCGTCGCGACCGCCTACCTCAAGCGCTACGCGCCGGCGGCTTGGGAATCTGGCGACGTCGAGACGCTGGCTCGGATCCACAATGGCGGCGCTCGCGGGCACAAGAAGCAGGCCACGCTGCCTTACGCCGACAAGGTGCGGAGGGCGATGCGATGAACCGCGCGACCAAGGCGCTGTTCGCGTCGGGCATCGCCTACTCGCACTACGCGCTCGGCAAGGCAGTAGTTTTTCGCGATCAATCCAAGCGGCAGCACAGCTTGCTCAATCGGCGGCTGCTGCGCCAGTCGATGCGCGATCAGGCGCTCGCTTACGCACGAGAGGTACGCTGGCTCCGCTATGCAAAATAACTTCAACCGCACTCAGCCGATCAAGAACCTGACCGGCGGCAGCCACTCCGCGGCGCGCTACACCGGGACGCACGGGCACGTCGAACGCTCGGCTCACTACTGCTTCATCCCCGGCGAGGGCTGGGTCTCGTGGCGCGAGATCTACGATCAGTTCGACGCGGCCTTCAGAGACTGGCAGATGCGCCAGGCCTTAGGACTTAGTAAACCCAAAACAAAATGACCGACCAACAAGCAGACCAGATCATCGCCGAGCTCCGCGCCATTCGCGCGCTGCTCTCCACCAAGCCAGCGGCTCCGGCCGCAGCTTCCGCGCCGGCTCCGGCTGGTGCTCCGAAGGACATACCGCAGCCCAGCGAGATCGTGGCCGACCCAGGCTCGGTCGAGGTGCACTTCGGGAAAAACAAGGGCACGCCCCTCCGCTCGCTCGGCGCCAAGTCGGTTGAGTGGTACGCCCAGGAGCCGGAGCCGCGCATCGGCAACAACGGCAAGCCGTTCCCGCCACGGGCCGAGGACGTCCGCTTGAGGAACGCCGCGCGCCAGATCGTCCACGGCAACCGCGGCACGCTCGCCGCCGGCAGCAAGGTCACGCTCGTCACCGAGACGCTGACCGAAGAGGTGCCGTTCTAAACTTAAAGCCCGGCCGAGACTTCCCGACCGGGCTCAACCCAGAAGCAAAACAACAACACAGACCAGACAATGAACGCAGAAACCGTCAAAGAGGATACCCAACTCGCGGCCAGTCCCGCGGCCAAGATCAACAAGGCGCCGGTCACCTTCGGCGCCCAGGGCGTCCAGCTCGCCTCGCTGGAAGATGCGTACAGGTTCGCCAACGCAATCGTCGCCTCGGGCTTTGCGCCCAAGGGAATGGAGAAGCCTGAGTCAGTCCTCGTCGCGATCCAGCTGGGCGCCGAGCTCGGCCTCACGCCGATGGCTGCCTTGCAAAATACCGCGGTCATCAACGGCCGGCCGGCAATCTACGGCGACGCCGCACTCGCGCTGGTCCGCGCTTCGGGCCTGCTGACCTCGTACAAGGAGGAGGAGATCGGCGATCCCAACACGGACGCGCACGGCTACCGCGTGACCGCTGCCCGCGGCGATGCGACCACCGTCGAGACCTTCACGGTCGCAGACGCCAAGCGCGCGAAGCTCTGGGCGAAGTCGGGACCGTGGACCGACTACCCAAAGCGGATGCTGCGCTTTCGCGCCCGCGGCTACGTGTTGCGCGACTTGTTCGGCGACGTGCTCAAGGGACTTCGCACCGTCGAGGAGGCGCGCGATATCCCAGCCGAGCCGGTCAACGTCACGCCGCGCGGGCTGGGCGACAATCTCTAAGCACTATCCAAAATGGAAACCACACACGAAATCAAGAAGGCCGCGGTGATCGCCGCTGCCAGCGAACAAGTCCGCGCGCTCCTTGAGACGCACTACGACGCGATGCGTAAGGCCGCGGAGGAGTCCTTCGTGGACGACGAGACGCAGGCCGAGCCGAAGGCCAAGGCCAGCTTCACGATTGAATGGGACGCGCTCGCGATGGCGCCCACCGTCACGGTGAAGGTCGGCTGGTCGGTGCGCTTCAAGGACGAGAGCGAAGCCGTCGTCGATCCGCTCCAGGCCAAACTCGACATCGGAGGTGCCGAATGAACGCCGCGATTCGAGGCGAGCCGTCGGAGGTTTACCACACTACGGACGCCATCAGCCACTCGAAGCTCGAGGTGTTCCGCCGCCGGCCCGCGCTTTATCATCGCAAGTACGTGCTAAAGGTCGTGCCTGACGCGGACTCCTCCGCGTTTGCCATCGGCCGAGCGACGCACGCTGCGGTGCTCGAGCCGCAGACCTACGGCGCGCTGTACGCTCGCCGGCCAGACGGCATCGACCGGCGCACGAAGGAGGGCAAGGCCGCGTGGGAACAGTTCGCCCAGGCTAACGCCGGCAAGACGATCCTTGATGGCGAGGACTTCGCGCTCGTGCATCAGATGCGAGATGCGGTGATGGTGCATCCTGCGGCCTCGGAGTTGTTTCGCGCCGGCGAGCCTGAGCTCGTCTGGCGGAAGACATTCGCCACCTTGCGCGTGCAGGCGCGGACGGACTGGTTCAACCAAGCAGGCTGCGCGCTTTGCCCGCGGCCCTACGTCGTGGACTTGAAGACGGTCGAGAGCTTGGACGACGGCGCCTTCCGCAACTTCGAAAAGGCTTTCGTCAACCTAGGCTACCACCGGCAGGCGGGCTTTTACCTGCCTCTGCTCTACGACTGCGGCATCGCCTGCACCGACTTCTTTTTCGTGGCCGTCGAGAAGTGCGAGCCATACGGCGTGGCGGTCTACAAGGTCTCGAACGCCGCGCTGCAACGCGGCCAGGAGGAAACGCTGCGCGACCTGACGCGGATCAAGGGCTGCATCGAGTCCAACCGCTGGCCCAATATGCCGGACGACGTGCAAGAGATCGATCTGCCGGCGTGGTACAAGGAGACGTGGCTATGACGCTCAATACTATAGCTTGGCTGACGGTGCTCCTGATCGCCGTCGTCGCTTACGCGCTGCTCACCGCCCAGGATGGGAAAGGAGGTGACGAATGAATGCGCTCGAGATCTTCGCGCTCGGCGCGATAATGCTCTGCGCCGGCATCTCGCTGGGCTTCCTCTGGGGGCTACGCAACGGCGAGCGACTCGGCCGCGACCGCGAGTGGATGGACTCGTTTTTCCGCTCGATCAAGCGCGACGCTGAACGCCGCGACAAGGCCGGGAGGTTTAAGAAATGAGCGCCGCACACGCTAACCCGAAGTCGGCCACCATCGACGAGATGGTTTCCCGCTTCGCCCCGTTCAAGGAGATTGTTGCCGAGGTGCGGATGCAGCAGGCCGCGGTCAGGCAAAGGATTTACAATCGCGGCTATCGGCGCGAATACATCACGCACGAGGAGCGCGCGCATCTGCTGCGCCGGAGGGGGGTGAAGCCGTGAAAGACCGAGAGACAGCGCCTTATAGACGCATCGCTGACTTGGAGCGCGAGAACGCCGCACTAAAGGAAGATCAGGACAGACTCGATTGGTTGGAGACGCCTACTGGCTCAACCATCTCCTTCTTTTATCTGCGAGACAACTGCAGGCTAACTCGCGCCGCCATTGACGCCGCACGAAAGGAGAAGGAATGAACGCAAAACTCGTCAGCATCACCGAGCCTTGCGCCGACCTCGTGGAGCAAGGCATCATTACCGCGGATGATCTCATCGCGTATTGCGCGCGCGTCTCGAATCCAAGCAACCAGCTGAACACCGAGACTGCGCCGCGGCTCCTCGCGTATTGCATCAAACACGGCCATTGGTCCGTTTTCGAGACGGTATCGATGACGCTCGAGATGCAGACCTCGCGTGCGATCGCCGCGCAGATCCTACGTCATCGCAGCTTCACGTTCCAGGAGTTCTCTCAGCGATATGCCGAGAGCACTGAGCTTGAGGGCGTGGAGTTGCGGACCCAGGACGATCGCAACAGGCAAGCCTCGGGCGAGCCAATCAGCGACTCGGCGCTCTACTCGCTCGTCCACTCCGCGACGGCGCACGCCTTCGAGGCTTACGAGGAACTGATCCAGCGCGGAGTCAGTCGCGAGACTGCGCGGATGGTGCTCCCGCTCTGCACGCGGACGCGGCTTTACGTTACGGGCAACGTCCGCAGCTGGATCCACTACTTCGATCAGCGCTGTTCGCCGCACACGCAGCGCGAGCATCGGCTGCTGGCGCAGGACGCGCGTGCGATCTTCTCGAAGCAGTTCCCAGGCGTTTGGGCCGCGCTGCAAATGCGGGAGGGCAAGCCGTGAGCAAACCAACCATCGCCGACCTCCCTGAGCGCTACCGTCTCCAGATCGCGCGGCAACTGGCTCAGGCCAAGCGGCCGGTCACGATTGCGCGCGAGCCTGACCCTGCGCCGGATCCGAAGGTTAAGCGGGCCTTCGACCGCGCTGAGGTCTTCCTGCGCGCGATCAAGGTCCGCGGGCTTCCGCTCCCCGAGTGCGAGTGGAAGTTCGACGCGAAGCGGCGCTGGCGTTTCGACTACGCCTGGCCGGAAAGGATGATCGCGCTCGAGGTCGAGGGCGGCGTCTGGACCGGAGGGCGGCACACGCGCGGCGCGGGCTTCGTGCGCGATATGGAGAAATACAACCGCGCGGGCGTCCTCGGCTGGCGCTTGCTGCGGGTCACGCCAGACAAGCTGGTTTCGGCGGGCACGTTCGAGATGATCGGACAGATTTTTTCTTTGCCGGAAAAGCAAGAGGCCGTTCAGTAAGTCGGCAAGGGCCGTAAGAAGCCCAATTCGATGACAACCTTAGATTTCACCCGGCCAGTTCTGCGGAGGCGAGTCGTTGCGCCAATTCTTACCCGCAGTGCTGGTCGGGTTTTTTTATGAAATTGGTTCATCCCGAACAGCATTCTCCCGAGATCGAAGTTTGCCCGCAGCAAGATCGCGTTTGCGTCTTTATTACGAAAAGCAACGCGATTGCGATTCACTCAAAGGGCGCTCACGGAGAGCGGGTCCTTGTAATTGAAGAATCGTACCTGGTCCCGCTGATCAGCGCGCTGCAAAAACTAGAAAAGGACTTTTTACGCTAATGAGAATCCGAACGATCAAGCCAGAGTTCTGGCAGTCGGAATCGCTCTCGCGCGTAAGCCGTGAATCGCGACTCCTTTTCATCGGGCTTTTTAGCGCCTGCGACGATTCGGGGAAGACTCGCGCGGCTTCGCGATTCCTCGCGAGCCTTCTGTTCCCGTACGACGAGGATGCTCCGAAGGCCATTGAGTGCTGGCTTGCCGAATTAGAGGCCGAGGGCTGCATTCGGCGGTACGTTGTCGAAGGGAACACGTATCTCGAAATCCCCAAGTGGCGCGAGCATCAGAAGATAGATAAGCCATCGACCTCGAAGCTTCCTCCATTCGTCGAGAGTTCTCGAGGCGTCGTCGAGCCTTCGCGAAGTGTCGTTGTAGGATCAGGGATCAGGGAACAGGGATCAGGGACCATTGCGCCGGCCGGAGCCGTCGCGAAAGAGGCCAGAAAGGAACCGGCACCAAGGCCACGCAACGAACTACTCGACGCTCTGGCATCGGTCGATGGCGTGAGTTTGGACCAGGTCACGCGAACCAAGTGGGGCGAAGCCGCGAAGGCGCTCGCTGACATTCGCGAGGTTTGCCCAGCCGTGACGGTCGACGAAATTCGAAAGCGGGCGCGCAACTATCGCACGCACTACCCGAACGCAGCATCGACGCCTTCTGCTATCGCGAAGCATTGGGCGACCTGCGAACGCGACGCGCCTAGTCAACCCGCCGGGGCTCCGGCCAAGTTCTACTGATGATCGCTAACCTTGACCACGAGCGCCTGCTGCTCGCCTCCGCGCTGCTCGACGAAGGGCGAACGATGCAGGCGATGCTGGGCGGCGGCATCACCCGCCGCTCGTTCTGCGATTCGAGAAACCAGATCGTCTTCGACACGCTCTCCGAGATGGTCGCGGCCG